GGACAAGAAAAGTTGCGTGTACAAGACGTTCAGGACATAGCACTAAGAGAGAACGCACACTTGTACCGCACACTTAATACGGCGGAAGCAACCGTTAAAGCGGCACGCGCTAACGCCACACGAATCAGAACACAAGTAGATATAGCAAGAAGCGTAGGTACGTCCGTACGTGCGTCACTAGAAATGTAAAGGGATAAAAAATGAAGGCAAAAATAATTACGGCAATAATCGGATTAACAGTTACTACTATCGTTCCCGTATACGCGGACGGTATTCAAAGTCCACGCGGTATAAGTCAGAGCGCGTGGAACGCTAGTTCAACTTATCAAAACTTTGAATGTCCTAGCGGAACAAGTCGCGGTGAAGGCGTAGATATGAATTACACAACCGATAGAAGTGACGATTATTGGTTTGTAACTTGTGAACCTACTGTAATTTATACGCAACCAATTCCGATTCCTACACCTACGGTAAGCGATACGCCAACAGTAACGGTTACGCCTACACCTACGGTTACGGAAACAAGTACCGTAACTTCAACGGTTAGTAGCAATTCAACTATTAGTAGTACTACTGATTCTTCTACAGTAGTTACTCCTACATTAACCAACAACCAACTTATTACTTTAATTTTAGAATTATTTAATAAGATAATCGTTCTATTCGCACAACTAAAGTAAGGGACAAAAATGAAAATAGATGAGATGTTAGTTAAAGCGTTAGTAGCCTATGACGCTACACGTGAACGTTCGCTTCAAAAAGAAATCGGAGTAAGTCAGATTGGCGGTTGTCGTAGGTCAGTTTATTTCCACCTTAACGGAGAACCTAAAGTAAATAACACGTTAAGGCTTCCTGCTCTTATGGGTACGGCTATTCATAAGATGATTGAAGAAGCGATTATCAACGAAGCAAAAGAAACGTGGGCTGATTACGAAACGGAAAAAGAAGTCACGTATGACGGTTTAAAAGGTCATATAGATTTATTTATTCCTTCTGCTGGCGCGGTTATAGATTGGAAAACTACTAAGTTAAAGAACTTAGATTACTTCCCGTCTAAACAACAACGTTGGCAAGTACAGTTATATGCGTATCTATTAGAAAATAACGGTTACGAAGTTAAGACCGTAACGCTTGTAGGTATTCCACGTGACGGTGACGAACGTAATATCAAAACACATACCGAAGAATATAACCGCGAAATTGCATTAGACGGTATGACTTGGTTACGTGAAGTTCAGGCTATGACTATGCCACCTGCGCCTGAAAGATATGCGGCGCAGTTCTGCCAACACTATTGTTCTTACTTTGGCGATAGTTGCGGTGGCAAGGGAAAAGAAGTTACGGCAGAAGTTATTGAAGATATAGAAATTATCTCTGCCGTTGAAAAGTTTATTGAAGTTGATAGCAAGATTAAGGAACTAGATAAAGTTAAGGACGGCATTAAAGCCGCACTTGAAAACGTTAATGGAACTACTCCTAACGGCGTTAAAGTTTCTTGGTCGCAGATTGCTGGACGTTCTTCAATAGACGAAGCCGAAGTGTTAGAGAAACTTGGCTACGTTCCTAAGAAGCAAGGTGAGCCTTCAATGCGCTTGTCGGTAAAATAATGACGTGGGTAAAGATTGACGATTCATTTCCAGACCACCCTAAAATCATAGGCTTATCTGATTCCGCTTTTAGGGCTCATATTCAGGGACTCTGCTACTGCGGACGCTTCCTAACTGACGGCTTTATTCCGTCTGCCGCTATCGGAAAAATAGGCGCGTTAGAAGCCATAGGACAGTTAATAGACGCTGGACTATGGCAGGAAGAGCCTTCGGCAAGCGGTTATCTAATCTACGGCTATTTAGACCACCAAACGTCTAAGAAGCAGGTTGAAGAAAAACGGGAAACGGTTAGGCAACGGCAGAAGCGTTATCGGGATAAAACTAAAGATAACGTAGAAGGTAACGCGTTAGTTTCCCATACAGAAGACAGAATACATAATACAGAATACATAAATACAGAAGACAGAATACAGAAGACAGAAGAAGAACTTCCTGCCGTTCGAAACAAGTCTGCGAAAGAATCAGTTGAAAGAATTTCAAATAAACTTGCTGACGCAAGGGCGAACGGAATCAACGCGTGGAATCTTTCAAAACTTGTAGAAGAAGAGTGGGACACATTACATAACGCTAACGATATTGGTGGGTGTATTGCGCTAACGGCTTGGTACGTAAGCGAATTACAAACACGAGCGTTATCCAGCGCGGAAATTGGGCGCATAGGTCAAATGACTAAACGCTTTGGACGTATAGCGTTACTTGCTATTGACGAAGCGGCAAGTAAAGATTTAACTGACTTAGTTAGTTACGCATATCGCGTAGCACAAAATATGTACTCAGATAGGAAAGCAAATGAAGGTAGGTGACAAAATTGTAGAAGACGGTATAGAAGCAACCGTTACTTTAATTGGAGAAGAACAAGAAAATTATCAAATATGGGAAGGTGTTACCGATTCAGGTGGACCTATATGGGGCTATGTATGGAAGGAGAATCTCAAAAGTGTTGAAAAAGAAAAAAGAACGCGAGTGTGAGAGCAACCATTGGTTTATCCAAGAAGGACAACTAATGCTTTCTACACCTACCGAAGCGCAACAAGAAATCGCGAAGCAAGTTATCAAAGTCTTAGAAAAACAAATAAGACTAAGAATTGCCGAAGATATAACAAATTGGAAACCGTTAGAAAACCGCGCACAGATTATTAAAGTAGCAGGAAGCCTTGACGCCGCACTTGTAGGTGTTCAGGCTATATGCGCGGAAATCGCTATGGGAAACGATAATGACGGAAGAGAATAAAGAACCTGAAACAACGTTCGATATTCTTATGCGCGTTCTTAGGGGTATCGAAGAGTTACGGCTTAAAGATACCCCTATGAACGAATTAGCCTTTGTTTATTTAGAAGGATATACAGAAGCGTTAGATAAAGTTTTAAACGTAGTAAGAAGGGAACTCTAATGGATACTCATTGTATGCGTAACGCTTGCCCGTGTAAGCACGAAGATTGCGTGAAAGGATTTATACACACAACTTACGTTAGTACTAAAGAAATAAAAACACGAGAAGGTGAAGTAAAAACGATAGAAACGGAGTATGAAGGTGTATTATTTTGTCCAACGTGCGACCCAGAAAGGGCTTCTATCCAACGCACTTCGGCTTCCTCTGAAGAGATGAGAGAACGCCTTAATAATCGCTCGCCACTTAAAGCAAAAGAAAACTTCATTAAAGAAGAAGCGAGCAAGACCCGAACCCTGTAAAGGAGTAGGAAATGCCAATAAAAATAAAAATAAAAGCGTTATTAGCCATAGCCTTATCAGTATTGGTTTTAGTTATTACGCCAGCAGAAGCAGAAGCACCACACGAAGAGATAACGCCGCAGATGAAGGAATTACAATTAGCCTTCGATAATCCAAAAGCGTATGCCCGTATCCAGTTACAAGATTATGGGTTTGGTGTAACGGATTATAAATGCTTAGTAGAACTTTGGACTAAAGAAAGTCATTGGAACTACAAGGCTGATAATCCAAACAGTACTGCGTACGGAATCGCGCAGATGTTAAAAGAAGATTCTAAACACCCTGCGGAACAAATCCATAACGGAATCAGGTACATTATTCACCGTTACGATACCCCTTGTAACGCTTGGGCTTTTTGGAGAAAAAATTACTGGTATTAGTCAGCAGTTCTTTGTTAGCGGTAGACCCGTTCCACAGGGTTCGCTAAAATTTATACGTGGTCACGCAATACACGTACGCGCACAAGACTTGGCTTTATGGCGCGCGGATATTGCTAACGTTGCGCGTTCGGTTATTTTAGATAAAGCGCAACACGGCGTAGAAGTTTCGTTAGTCTTTACTTTAAAGAAACCTAAAACCGTAACGCGTTCTGAACCTTTTAAAAGACCCGATATAGATAAGTTAAGCCGTGCGGTACTTGACGGATTAACAGGTGTCGCTTACGAAGATGATGAGCAAGTAGTAAAACTTATAGCCGTAAAAGAATACGGAAACGTAGAAGGCGTAACTATCCGTATTACAGATAAAGAAAAGTTACGGTTAAGTTTATTAAAAGCCGAAAGAGTTATTGACGGATTACTTCACGACTAATGAAAACTAATTGGAAGGCGATTCGTGAAGTAATTCTTGAACGTTGCGGCAACTATTGCGAAGCGTGTGGAAAGTCTTTAACTAATGATTTTGCGTTACACCATAGGCTTCTGCGCTCGCGTGGCGGAAAAGATAGTATAGAAAATTTAGTTGCCCTTCACCACGAGTGCCATAACTTAGGCACTCACGCGGTTCACTTTAATATAAATAAATCAACAGAACTTGGTTTGATTGTTCCGACACGCCAAGACCCTGCTACTTATCCGTTAATACTTCCTAACGGTTCTATTGTTACACTTACTACTGAAGGTTCTTACAACTATTTAGAGAGGAAGGCAAACTATGGCTGGTGAAGCAATAATTACAATTACTGGAAATATTGGAAGTGAACCTGAGTTACGCGTTATTCCAAGCGGTACTTCTGTTACTTCTTTTTCAATCGCTAACACTCCACGAATTAAAAAGAATAACGAGTGGGTAGACGGCGAAACTATTTGGTTTCGTTGCTTTGTATGGGGCAAAGACGCTACAGGTGCGGCTACTGAACTTCGTAAAGGTGCGCGCGTATTTATCCAAGGAAGATTTACCGTTGATAATTACTTAGATAAAGAAGGCGCAGAACGTAAAGCGTTAGAAATTAACGTAGATAGTTACGGAGTAGTTCCACGTAACGTTGTCGAACCTGTTACAGTTGTGAACCAAAGACCAATCGAAGACCCTTTAGATGACCCGTGGTCGGTTTAGGAAAGGCTTGTAATGAGTGAAGAAACTATAGATTCAATAGCAACCGCAGAGTTATTAGGAATTACAAAGAATAACTTACGTCAATTAGTTTTTAGAAAACTTCTCGTACCAGTATCTAAGTCAAAACGCCGTTCGGTGTTTATGCTTTCAGATGTGGAGCGAGTGAAGGCTAGTCGCACACCGTCCGTCCCTTCGGTGTAGTGCGACACAGGAAGGCGCGTTTGTTGTCCCTTACGCGCCTTCCTTCTAAATTTCTTGGAAGGAAATAATGTTAAAAGTTGAATCTGTAAGCGTTAATGATTTAGAACTTGACCCAAATAACGCGCGCCGACATAACGCGCGCAATATAGAAGTAATTGCTAACTCTTTAAAGACGTTCGGACAAAGAAAACCGTTAGTAGTAACGCGCGATAATATTGTTGTAGCAGGTAACGGAACACTTGAAGCCGCAAAAAGTTTAGGTTGGCAAGAAATTAGTATTGCTCGTGTTCCCGAAGATTGGTCACACGAACAAGTAGTTGCTTACGCGCTCGCTGATAACCGTTCTGCGGAATTAGCAGAGTGGGATACGCAAGTGTTAGCAGACCAACTGTTAGATATTTCTATGTTATTTGATACGCAAGACTTTGGTTTTAATCCGTTATCAGATGAGTTCAAAGACGATACGCCTAAAGATTTTACAGACTTTAGTGGTGACGTTAATACCGCTTATCAATGTCCTAAGTGCGCTTATGAGTGGAACGGTTCGCCAAGATAATGAAAGACGAAGTAATGGCTGGCGTGAAGTGGGAGTTTAACGCGCAAGTAACAGAAGTCTTTGACGATATGTTAGCGCGCTCTATTCCTGATTACGAAGGTATGCGCCGTATTACTACCGAACTTGCTACACGCTTTGCGCAAGAAGGAACTTCTATAGTTGATTTAGGTTGTTCGCGTGGTGCGGCACTTAAACCGATTATGAAAGCGTTAGAAAATTTAGACGTACGCTATATGGGTTTAGAAATCTCTGACCCTATGTTTGAAGCGGCAAAGAAAGAAATACCTACGGCTGACGTACGTCAGTTTGATTTACGCGAAGGTTATCCAAAAGTAATTAGTTCGGTAACGCTATCTATTCTAACGTTACAGTTTATTCCTATCGAATACCGTCAAAGAATTATTCAAGATGTTTATGATTCACTTACACCTAACGGCGTATTTATCTTTGTAGAAAAGATTTTAGGCGCGGATTCATACGCTGATAACGTTTTTGTTAATACTTATTTAAACCGTAAAGGTAATAACGGTTACACACAAGAGCAGATTAACAATAAGCGTAAAGCCTTAGAAGGCGTATTAGTTCCCGTAACCGATAAGTGGAATAAAGAATTGCTAACTGACGCAGGATTTAAACACGTTGATTGCTACTGGCGTCACCTTAACTTTGCTGGCTGGTTCGGTGTTAAATGAAACCGCCGTATGTAGTTCCTACTATGAAAGAAGTCGCAAAGGTACGCGGTACTAACGGTTATGTAATCGCGTCTACCTTCTCAGGGTGCGGCGGTTCGTGTTTAGGATTCGAAATGGCAGGGTACTCAGTTGCGTGGGCTAACGAATTTATAGAAGAAGCCCGTAACACTTACGCGCTTAACCACCCTGATACTTTTATGAACGGCGAAGATATAAGAAAAGTTAGTGCTAAACAAATCTTTGACGAAGGAAAGTTTTACGAAGAGATAGACGTACTTGAAGGTTCACCACCTTGCGCTTCCTTCTCTATGGCTGGCTCACGTGAAAAGGCTTGGGGAAGTACTAAGAAGTATTCAGACGGCGTACAACGCTCTGACGATTTATTCTTTGAATTTACGAGAGTATTAAAAGACTTACAACCTAAAACCTTTGTAGCAGAAAACGTTACGGGATTAGTACGCGGTAAGGCTCTTGGTTACTTTAAAGAGATTATGGTTGAACTACGCTCTGCTGGTTATATGGTTGGCGCAAAGGTTCTTGACGCTTCTTACTTAGGCATACCGCAAGCGCGCCAAAGGTTAATAATCATAGGCGTACGTAATGACTTAGTAGACAAATACGGAGTAGTGCCAACCTTCCCTACTCCTATGAATACGCGTTACACGTTACGTGACGTATTAGAAACTAACGCAGAACGTATTACGCACGACCCTGAAACTAATTATGATATTACTCTTGACCGTTACGCATTAGGCGTTGAATACGATAAGTTAAAAGTTGGTCAGCAGAGTGATAAATACTTTCAGTTAGTCCGTCCAAGTTTAGATAAGCCTATTGGAACTATTACGGCTACTGGGGGAAACGTAGGTGCGGCAAGTGTCACGCACCCGTTAGAGAAAAGAAAGTTCACACTAAAGGAATTACGTTTACTTAGTTCCTTCCCTGAAGACTTTGAACTAACGGGAACGTATGAACAAAGGTGGGAAAGAATCGGTAGAAGTGTTCCGCCTTTAATGATGAAAGCGATAGCAGAAAGTGTTAAAGTTAATATCTTGGATAAGTGTTTGTAGTGTAACTATAGGAAGGAAATAACGTAATGAATTACGAGAATAAAATAGGCAAGGTATGGATTCACTTAGGCTTTATGCGCGCCTTTGGAATTGGGTTTAACGTTAGTAAGTACGGATTAACCGTAGAGTTCTTATGCTTCTATGGTGGCTTGGAGTGGTAAGTGCCTGTATATCTTTTCAAGTGTTATAAATGTATGAAGCAGGAAAGTATTTACTTTGGCTTTGAAGATAAGCACGAGAGAACCTGCGAGTGCGGTAACGCTATGAGTAAGGTTATCGGCGCAACGCCAGCAATCTTTCGTGGAACGGGTTGGGGGAAATCGTGAACTGGTCTTCGTTTATTCTTGGTTGGATTATAGGCGGTTTCGTAGTTCCCTTTATCTTTGCCCTTTGTTTAACAATAGGTAAACGATTATGAGTCAAGGTAAAGCAAGACCGTCACGAATTAAACCTGAAACTATTGAACGTGAAGCGAAAGTATTACAACTACGGCGTGGCGGATTAACGTTTGATTTAATCGCTAAAGAGTTAGGGTTTGCTAATCCTTCAGGCGCACATAAGGCGTACGTAAACGCTTGTAAAAGAATTATTCGTTCTGACGTAGAAGAATTACGCGGTACGGAGTTAGACCGTTTAGATATAGCGCAAGGTGCGTTATGGAACAAAGTAATGCGTGGCGAAGTACCTGCCGTTATGGCAGTACTAAAAATAATGGAAAGGCGAGCGCGCTTACTTGGTTTAGATATGCCAGCCAAAGCGCAGGTGGAGATAACTCATTATGACGGAAATACGATTGACTCAGAAGTCGAACGGCTCGTTGCTCTCCTTGATAGCGGCAAGACGCGTTCGCTGGACGCACCAACTAGCGAGACAGGAACAGATTCCAACTGATAACGAAGATTGGAATACGTGGTTGTTCTTGGCTGGTCGTGGTGCTGGTAAAACA